TAAAAATTGTTCTTGTACAACATTATCAATTTCATGATAACGATCATTGAATAATATCAAATCGCCAACTTCAGGATAAAAACTCGCATCTTTTAAAGACAGTTCTCTGAATTTAAATACAACGGTTTGATCTCTATCTGGTCCAAATCCTTCATCATCGGTACTAATATCACCACGATCAATTAAAGTACTTAATTCTACACCAGGATAAAAACTTTTACCTTCAGCTGCAACTGTTTCACCATAAATGTTTGTGTTGGTTTCATTTGGTGCGATTTTAAACAAAACAACAAGCGTTTCAATAATATCACGCAATAATTCTGCATTAAATTGGTTTACCAAATTAATGTCTCTTTGACTAAAATATCTTCCAAATAATGCCATATGTTATCCAATATAAATTAATAATGGAACTGTTTTCATGATTGATGTCATTTTTTCAGTTTCATCTGCTTTAGCTTCCATTTGAGCTTTACGACTAGTTGCTTCAAGATTTTCTCTCAGTTGAGTTATTAAAGTTTCTTTTTCGGCAGAAGCTTCACTTCTTAATTCCGATCCATCTAGTGTTACTTCTCCACCAGGAATTGGAATTGTACTATATTTTTGTCGAATCAAACCAAGATTTTCTTTACACAATGCCAAGAAATATTTCTTAACCCATTGTTTTCCAACTGCATTTAATTTATAATAAACCACATTTTGATATGGAACATTACTATAATCACTGACCACATCATAATTACTTCCACTACTAAATGTATTTGCACTATTTAATTTATCTTTTTCAACAACATATTCAACATAAATTGTATGATCGTGAGTAGGAATAGGAAATATCTTTAATTTATTATTGACAATTTCAAAGCTATATGCACTCTTACGAACCATATCATTAAATTCAATTGCTTGACCTCTTAATAAATCTTCAAATATTGGTGTCATCAAAAATTGTGTAGCAGGACTATATCCAGCAAAACCCATTTCATTCAATACATTGCTATAACTCATACCAGTCATACTAAATGGATCATATATACGAGCAAATGCTGGTGGAGGACCATGAAACACTCTTCTAATCTCAACTCTACTACCTGTTTCAAGAGTTGTACCAATTATTGTTTGTAAATCATATGTTTGTACACTAGAAGTTAATTGGACTGCAGCTTTTTTTATATCAACATATCCACCTACACCAACTTCACTACCATATCCTTTAGCTAATTGAATTATATAGGGTAATCCTGTTCCAGTAACATTTTTACCTGTAATATTAGGATTATCTGCGGTACTTAATCCTTGTAAATTTAATAAATTATTTCTAATATTAAATTGATTTACTTGAGCACCATATTCATTAACAGCTTCTTCAAATGCTGCATAAAAATTTACATCAATTAGTTCAATGTCAATGATTGGATATCCCATTCTTTTTGCAGCCCACTCTGCGCTCTTTTCACAGTCATATTCAAAAAATCCAACACTTGCTGTTAAACTAACAGGAGTAGGTTCTGTCAAATAAAATCCAAATGGTATGCTTCCAGTAGTTACAGCACTACCGCTACCAGGCCATCTTACTCTATCTTGATCTAAATTAGCACTCATTATTTATAAATATATTATAATTTAGTTATTCTAACTTTTAAATCACCATTTCCTTTAATAATTCTATGCCAAACTTCTTTTGGTATAAAAAGTTTACCAGACATAGTTTTTGGTAATTCATTATCCATTTGTAATTGCCAATCTGTTGCACCAATTATTTCTACAATTCTATCTTCTCTGTCTCTGTGCCATTCCAAATCATCTATATCTACATTTTCTTCAAATTCTCTTAGATATAAATTATCTTGTAAATGTGTTTCTTTAAATGGAAATTCCATATCACCAATATTTGCCCTTACTCTTGGTACCTAAAGATTTAATTCTATGACTTCTGCAACTCCAATATCCGGCTGTAGTTCTATCTTTCTTTTGACTACATCTATGTCTAGCTCTAAAACTTTTTCTACGAGCTTTACTACTAGCTCTAATTCTCATTTTAGGATCACCAAATGTAACTTTCTTGATATTACCATTCTTACCTCTTACATATACAGCAAATTTCTTTGGTCCTCCTGGAGTTCTAAATGGTCTACTAAGATGTACAGTTCTACCTCTGTGTTTTACCTCATTTAGATATTCATCTTCTTCCAATTCAATTGGCGCATCTAAATAAACTTCCATTCCTTCATATATTGATTTACGACCAAGATCACTTTCAACAATATCTACATCGTCGTCATTCAATTCAATTAGATCTTGATTATATAATTCACGAACTTCGTTTATCAATGAAAAATAAGATTCACTATAAGTTCTAAATATATTTTCTTCAAGAGCAAGATTATGATCCAAATGATATTTTAAATTGGAACTGATTACGGTATCTTGAACCAATTTCATTGGCGCATTTTTTTCTAAAATTTCATCCACTATATCTGTTAAATTTATCATATAATATAAATAGAATTACAAAATAAAAAACCCCGGCATTTCTGCCGGGGTCATTGTTTAATCTATCTTAGTATTGATTAGATTTGGTCTAGGTCAGATACATAGATCTTACCATAGAATTCTGGACGAACAACCTTCTTAGCATAACGAGTCAATACGCCACGACGTGGTGTGAAGTTGACTGGATCGTATACCAATGGAGTTTGTACTAGTGGGATGTATGGGGAATATACGGCACCGGTTTCTAGGAAGTTATTTCCACGGAAGCCCATCAAGATGGTGTTTTCTTGCATATATGGGTTCTTGTAGACTTGGAAGCGACTTGCGAAGCTACCAACACGACTTACACCCATTGCGAACTTAGCAGAATCACCGTCTGTGTTAACAACATATCCTGGGATTGATTCCAAGATGGTTGCTACATCTGGACCTACTACTAGGAAGTTTGCACCACCACGTAGAGTCAATTGATGAATCTTGTTGCTTACCTTTTGAATCTTGTTACCAAGAGTTTGGTACCAAGTGCTCTTTACGTAAGCAGTACGATTGGTTGAATCGTTGTTTACGGTGAATGTTGGTAGTCCGTTAGCATCGTTAGCACCCTTGATGATGTCCTTACCGATTACTGCAGACCATCCTTCAGTTGTCAATGCTGGAGCAGCATTGATCAACATGTCCATGATTTCAAGATCAATTTCCATTGATACATATTCACTCAAGAGAGCAGTCAATTCTGCTTCTGCATCAATGCTGTGGTAAGCATTCAAGTCTTGAGCCAATTCTGGGGTCCAGACTGCCTTTAACTTACGGGTCTTAGCAACGATTGGTTCGCTCTTAAGTTCCAAGTTAACTTCTGGAATGTTGATGTCGGTACCTTGGTTAATACCAGATGTACCACCTGCAGTTCCTTTGAATGGATTGGTATCTTCGAAGTCACCACGGGTACTATCGGTTGGTTGTGTTGTATAAGTCAATACAGCTGAACCACCTTGTACTGGAGATTGTGAACCAGTGACAATGAATTGAATCTTATAGTATGGGGAAGCCAATGAACCGGTATTGTATACCTTAGTCAATTCATTGATTTGAAGTGTTGGATCAATTGCTGAACCACTCAAAGCAAAGCTTCTTACTGCGTTCAAGTCGATTCTGGTGCTTGAATTGTCACCAATGTTTACTGTAATCTTTTTCCAAGAACCAGTAGCAACATAGGTTGAATCCAAATCAACATCACTGAAACTTACAGAACCAGTTGCATATACAACTGAAGTTGTTTGGAAGTTTTCAGTATAAGCATAACGACCTACACCATATAGACCGTTTACAGCTGCATCGGTAGAACCGAGCTTGGTGCTGTTACCACCGAACAAGGATTGTCCGTTGTAACCGTTTTGGCCTGGAAGACCACCACGGGTAGTACCATACTTGAAGTCTAGATAGAAGATTAGACCGGATGGCAAGTTCATTGGTTGTACTGAAACGAATTCCTTAGCGGAAATTTCAGCGAATACACGGCGAACCAATGGAAGAGCTACGCCTGCCCATTGTTCACTGTTTGCGGAAGTACCAGTAGCAGTAGCTTCGTTCAACAATTGTTGTGCTTGGTTTTCAAGCAAGATGGACATGTGTGCCTTATCGACACCTTCTAGTCCTTCAAGAAGACCAGTCTTGTCCCACTTGCTTTGCAATCCACGGGTTTCAGTCATCAACTTAGCCTGTGGATTCATATTGTTTGTCAATAATGATTTAATATCACTCATAATTTGAATTTATTTTATAGTTAGTTTTTACTCACCTTAATTTAACTTTTTACTTCTTAATTCCGGCGAGCTTTTGGAATCTTGAAGCCATCACGTTGCTGTTTTCTACAATCAATTCCTTTGCAGGAGCTGTTGATGCAACTGGTTTACTTGCCAAACCTTCGGTGATTGTTTTTGCAGTTGTATTAGTCTTTTTGACAACTGATCCACCTAAACTATATGATTCGGACAAAATAGTATAACTCAACTTGACTTCACGGATGGACTTAGCCAAGTCGAATGTTTCCACAACCTTAAGTTTTTGCTTTTGGTCGAGGTTAAATTGATTAAATAGTTTATTTGTATAAAGCAATTTTGCATTCAACAAATTAACTTCGTTAAGTTGATCACGGAGATATTGAACAGTAGACATAGCTTCGTTCAATTCAGCTTGAAGAGACTCGTCAACCTTTTCATCTTCAATCTTTTCATCTACCTTTTCTTCTTTTTCGTCGTCTTCTTCCTTTTCTTCATTGACAATGGATTCTTCCATTTCTTCTTCTTCGGTTTCTTCTTCGTTCAATGAATCGAGAAGTTCTTGTAGATCAACTACTTCTTCTCCTTCAGCTTCTTCGGCTACTGGAGCAGGAGCTGGAGCTGGTGCTACTGCGGCTGGATCAACTGGAGCAGGTGCTGGTGCAACTGGAGCTGCCATTGGATCAACTGGTGCAACTGGAGCTGGTGCTGCTGCGGCTGGATCAACTGGAGCAGGCGCTGGTGCGACTGGAACATTTGGGTCAACTTGACCTGCTTCATCCAATTCACCTTCTAGTTCAGCGAGAATTTCATTTAATTCTTCATCTGTAATTTCCATTCCTTCATCCATTGCATCATCTGATGCGGACATTTCCATTGGCATTGTTTCAGATACTTCATCTGAACCATATTCACCTTCAGAAATTTCGTTTTTTAATTTTTCGGCTAACATAGCTTCTAGTTTTGGTTGGAATGCTTCTTCCAACGCAGCTTTTGCATTTGCAAGTGCTGTAGCACGTACAGCCTTAGCGTCAGCAATAGCTTCTTTTAATAGATTTGACATATTTATTTTCCTTATTTGTGTGAAGTTATTGAGGATTTGAACTTCAATGAAGATTAATTAATTATATGTTGCGACAAAGGAAATGTCGTATTACTGTTAAATAAATATAAATAAAAAATTGAAAGTAATAAAAAATGTTGATATTTATAGTATTATGCCATATAAAATCAAAGGTAAATGTATTTACAACAAAGACACTGGTAAAAAACTTGGATGTACAGATGGTGATGTTCAAAGATATTTGCGTGCATTGTATGCAAATGTACCAGATGCAAAAAAGAATGAAATACGAACAAAACTCAAAGAAATATTTCGTAGATCATTCGCAAATGTTATCAATGAAACTGCTGAACTTAATAAGAAAAATGTCAAGTTTAGAGACGAATTAAATAAAAATCAAGGACTTGATTTTAAACCATATGAAGTTTCAAAAATTGCAGAAGTAACTGGTCCAGTCAACAACAAAAATGCAGGATCTGGTATGGAATTGAGTTTTGATAAAGAATTCAATGAAAACACAATTAAGTTTGTAATTAAGAAATTAACAAACGAAGAAGATGATACAAAAAATTCTTTCAAATATGGTGTATGGTATACTGAATATCAAAATGAAGATGACTTTGATAAACCATCTGCAGAAATTCGTTATAAGTTATCCGATCCAATTACTAATGATACGGGTGAAGGAGAAATAAAAAATAAATTATACAGTTTCATAAAAGACGCAATTAAAATTAATAATTAATTATGACACACTTAAAATCATTTCTAACAAAAGAAAGTGGAGAAAAAGAATATAAGTTGGATGATATAGATCATCCAAATGGATGGGATTGGAAAGAATTGGATATGTTATATGGAATGGGATTTGAACCAGAAGGTGATGCACGACTTGTATTAAAAGTAAAAAATCAAAAAGACATGGATGATTACACTTATAAAATATATAAAACAGATGACGATTATATTTTATTAATAAATGATACCAAACATTTATTTAAATCGTTCAGTGATATGTTAAATAAAATAGATGAACTTGGTTCAGTAGAAATTTAAAAAAATAAACCCCACTATAAAAAGTGGGGTTTTTCGTTTCTATTTATAATGTTTTAATGACTTTTAATTTCAAAATATTTTTCTAAAATATTGCCCATATCTTCATATAAACTGACCATTTCATTGTTTTGTTGTTGACATTTAGCAGCATTTTTCTTAAATGCTTCAGACATCTTCTTCAATTCTTTGAAATGACGAATAGCAGTATTTTCTTGCATCCAATCACCACATTCATTCAATGCATATGTTTCGGCATATTGTGATATTTTATCAATATTTTCCGCAACTTTCATCAATTGATGATATTCATAAAGAACTTTTCCATATTCATTATAATTATGTACCAATTCATAAAGAGCTTTCTTTTCTTCCTTGGTAAGTGTCTTTACTGCTGCAGGTGATTCTCCAACAGCTTGTGGAACTGGTTGTGAAGATTGGGATTGATTTTTAATTCCCAATGTTTCTGCTATTTCAGTTAGTTTGATCATATGATATAAATATTATCTTAATTTGAAATTATTCTTTTTTCCTTCTTTAAATATATCTCCAGGACCTTGTTTAACAGGACTTTGTTTTTTGTCAACTGCGTTTGGACCTAATATATCTTTGCCTTGGAAAGCAGAATCAATTTTCTTATTTAATTTAATTCCTTTGACATTTTTATTTACTACTAAATTTGCCAATTCAAGAAGATTTTTATACAAATTCTTCATTTGAACTTGATCTGCTTGAGCTACATTAATTGATTTAACTAATAGACCAATATCAACCAACTTAGATAAAAAGAATTTTGCTCTTGATAATTCTTCTACACTCAAATTAGATTTTGCTTGACCCAAAGAACCTCCAAGTTTAATATCTTCTTCTTTTATTACTGGTGGAACTGCACCAGCAGGAGCTTTTCCGCCAGGAGCAGATGATTGTCTCTTACCATACATTTGTCTTAATTCAAATGTTGCACCAACAAGTGATGGCATTACATCAGAAATTTGTTTAGCTAAACTACTATATTCCTTAATGTCTTCATTAACTTGTTGTAATAATACGGATGGATCGCCAATTTGTTTTCTATAATTGGCAGAATTTGTATTCAAAATACCATTGAGTGACTTTAAAAATGTTCTCAATTCAATCATTGATCTAACATTTTTAGTTGCATCTTTATCTACTGGGAAATCAATTGTTTTTTGAATTCTTGCAGCTAAATCCCCCGCAAATAATGCACTTCCTTTAATTCCATTAATGTATTTAGCCAATGATGGTTTTACTTGATTTGGTTGTTGAACTGGTTGTTCTGGAGCTGGTGCAGTTGGAGCTTGAGTTGGAGTAACATTTTGATTCAAATAATCAAGAACATTTTTGAATCTTGTTCCTTGACTTTGCATAAATGGAATTACTTCATCTTTTGATTTATTGAACATCTTACCCAAGTCAATCAAAAATTCGTCGTATGCCTTTTGTTGTGCAGCATTTAATGCTTCTTCTAATGTTTCTTCTACACTTTCATTCCATTTTTCTTCAATGTTTTCATTCAAAGATTTCTTAAGAGTGTATGTGTTGTTATATGATTTAACAAACATTGATTCTTTATTTTCTCTAAACAAAGCTTTTGGTCTACCCAAAGTATCCTTTGGACCAGTATATCCTCTAGACTTATAATATTGTGCTTGTTGATTCGCATCAAAATCAACTCTAGCTGCTCTTGTACCTGGTTCTACATATTTTGGTGCTGTTGCACTTGGAGTAGCAGGAATATTTTGTCCTTGAACAGCTGCTGGATCAGGAGGCATTGTATTTCCTGGTGGAACTTGGTCCCAACGAGTTGGTTCAGGACCAATTGGTTCAACATCATCTGGAGTTCTTGGTGCTGTTGGTGCTGTTGGAACCTTTGCTGCTTTTTGTTTAGTTACTTGAAATGCATTTGGACTAACTTCGCCTGCTTGGTCAATATATGATGATATAGCATTTACTGTTGATGCACCTGCACCAGCAAGAGCAGCACCAGCTACACCTTG